AATTCTAGCTTTTGCTGTCTTCTCAAGAATAGATGCAAATTGTTCAAAACTAACTCCAGTTTCACTAGCTAGTATTTGAAGTCGTTGAATGTTATCAGTGTTTACGTTTAATTGCTTTGATAAATCGCGTATGTCATCAGCCGCTTTTGCTACCGAACTTGCAAACGCTGTAACAGCAGCAACAGACAACGCTCCAGCAAGCTTGCTGGTGACAGCACTCTTAAAACTGTTACCAAACTTTTCACCAACGCTTTGAGCGCGTTTAACGCCCATCTCAAATTGAGTGGAATCAATTCCAAGCTTCACCAACATTGAGAGAATACCCATATCAGTTATCTTGTTGGTTTTGCCAAATGGCCTCGCTTTGATCGTCCCACAACTGAACTTGCCCCATCATCTCTGCGTGAGCTAGAATCAGCCTTTCTGCGTCACCAAGAGGCATCCTGATAGCGTCGTCTGGTCCAATGCCAATGTTGAGACAACCTACAAGCACTCGCTCGGTCCACGGCATTGCGGGACGCTTTGATTTGCTTCCAGCCTCCATCAGCACCTCGGGAGCGGTTGACTGCTCTTTGAGCCACAACTGGAACTTGTCGGACTCCACCATCAGATTCATCCGCTGAATCCTCTTCGACCACAACCAGAGGAACAGATCCCTCCAGATGGATTTGATTGATCTAATGGACTCCAGAGGAGGCTGTGAGCAAACAAGCACAGCCTCCGCTAGATCATTGGACGTAATCTCTCCACCTAAAACGTACGGGGATCGAAGTCTTTGCAGCAATATCGCGTGTCCTACAGTGTAGGGGACAAGTCGAACCCCAAGCACCACTGGTGCTGGAGGTCCGCTCTCTGCGAGTATTTTTGCAAGTTCTGACACGATTACAGAGTGATCGCTGCGGTAGCTCCGTTGATACCAGCGTATTTCACGCAAGGGAGGCTCAACATTGCCTTTCCAGACTGAGTAAACTTAAGGCTTCCGCCTCCAATGTAAATCCAGTCGCCATTAATAGAGTCGCTTCCTGTAGGGGGAGTTCCCGCAGTGAATGCTGCTCCGATAGATATTGAATCTGCCGACGTTACGTTTACCCGTCCGTTGCCATTGGGAATTATCGCAGCAAGCAAAGCGTTCGCTGATGTTGATCCGCTTGGTATAATGTTAAAGGTTGCGGATAAGCGATCCCCTGCACTTACATTTGCAACCACTTCGCCAGATGAGTTTTTCACCTGTTCAGTGTCGCACTCATGCGTGATATCCATACTCTCAAGAGTCGCAATTCCAGCGACCAAAGGGAGAAGGTTTGCGGAATCGTAGACTTTGACGGTAGCTTTAGTCCCGAATACTAGGGCTAGACCTTTTGATGTTGCCATGTTTGGGTTTTATTGTTCGTTTGCTGCTGCGAAAATTGTCATGGATCGCGAAAAAGTTCTAGCTCTTTCGCTGATGTCATTGATGCCGAAATCTACAGGGACCGCAAATTGCGCGTTAAAGCCTCCCGAGGGATCGGTGTCGTCTGTGTCTAACTCCGCAATGTTGCCGTCAACGTAGAGGTATTGCAGGAGATTCTCAAAGATTTGGACAATCGCTAGAGCTTGAGCCTCCGAGGTATCGTCTGCGGACAACTGGAGCGTAGCGGTTATGTCTATCTCACAAGTGCGGTCTATCGGATGAACTGGAGTCGCGGTCGATGCGCGGACTACGATTCGCGGAAAGCTCGGCATCTGATCCTCTAAGTCTGGATCTGCAAACGCACCGTGACCGTAGCTTGTGAGACAAGTCGGAGTGCCAATAGGAGACTCTGACCAATCTTCAGCGGCCAGCCAGTCAACTAGAGCGCGTTCTGTTCGTAAAGCTACGGCGTTCATGTAACTGTGATTCCTTTGGATTCAGACCCATCAAAAGCAGCTTGCAGTGCTGCGGCAATGTGGTTCTCAAGCTCACGCGCTTCATCGTTGTAAGCTTGTTGCATGGCTTTTGAGTAGATTCCTTCAACGGTTCCCACCTGATTGTCGGCCAATCCAATGTTCATGCGAACATAACTCGATGGGTTAAATCCGGCTTTGGCGTTGAATGCGTAGGCGGAAGATCCTCGGTGCATCGCTACATTCTCCTGCGGCAAACCGTATTGATTCGCGAGATTAATCAACGCTTGGTTACCGGCCACTGACTTAACACCAGCAGATCCCTTCTTTGCGCGTCGAGTTCCGCCAAATTGCTGGAATGATGGTGACAGCTTTTTTATGGCTTTAGTCACGCATGACTTGAGGTATCCAACAGAACCAGCAGCGCGTCTGCGGAGCTTTCCCGCAGCGTCACGCATATCTTGACCGTAAAGTCCGGGTTTTCCAGCCTTCGCGTTTTTAGCTTGAGCGATCAAGTGGACCACTCGTAGCTGTCGAGATTTACCCACTCGCTTGCCGGTCTTTTTGTCATAGCGATCCGCTCCAACTGGTCTGTTGAAGTAGTCTAGAATCTTGTTACGAGCCGCTTGTGGCGACTTAGGAGGCAACAAGCAGTACAACCGCAGCATCAAGAAAAACGTGCGAGCGTTGACGGCATCAGCGAGAGATCGCTTAGTCTTGGGGAGGTACTCCTTCCAAGCAGCATCAAACCTCGACGTATCAACTGTTACGGTTGGAGTCATTTGGTTTTAGAACCAAGTTCAAGCGCGTAGTAAGCTCCAGAGCCGTCCCTCTTGGCGGACACAATCCGCATCTGGCGACCGTCGTAGGTAAGGAGTCTTCCAACCACCGGAATCATTTTCCCAAAAGTCAGAAGCAAGCGGTCAGTGTTCTCTTGCAATAGCAAGCTCCCGCTCTCTTGCAGGAGCCGGTCAGCGTTGGCTCCAACGTCACAAGACCAGACCGCAGCGTCAACGGTCACCAGCGTTGAGTCAGCCAACCGCCAGTCGGAGAACTTAACGAGAACTCGCGCTTGGACGTTATCTTGAAACCCACCGGAGATAACCGAGTTAGCGTCAGTGATCGCAGCGGGGAGACAGCGCACTAGCACTCCCTGCCACAGAAACGACGGGTTTCCCATCGCGCTCTGTAGCACAGACATCCCCAACTGGAGACTAGTGGCTATTAGGTTCAAGCGGCGTGGAAGTAAACTCCGGTGACAATCAGCGTAGATCCAGACTGAACTTGAGACGCTAGGGAAGAAGTGCTGCCGTTTTCGTAATGAACAATCTCAGCATAAGATTGACCGGCAATTACACTGCCTTCAATTTCAGTCTTAGCGTTTGCGTGGAGACCGTTAGCTTGGACTCCGATAGCCGCAGCGTAGGTTGAAATATCTGGGATGCTCAATCGCAGTGAGCCGGAAGCTGTACCGCTTGCGGCGGTTACCGACAGCGAAACAGAAAACCAACGCAGATTGCCGATCTCCGTATATCGCGCGGAATTGATTGTAACGGTGTACGTTCTGCCACCGCCGGAATCGGTTAAAGTCGGAGTGTAAGCGGTCGCGGTGTTAAGAGCCGATATATCGGTGTACAACTCCGTAAAGTTGTCGTTCGCTTTGATCCAACTCCCGCGCAACGTATCACCGTTGTTGTCGTTTGCGGTTGATCCGACATTGATGACTTGTTGTGACATATCAATCTTTAGGCAATGCGTACCAACCTTCGGGAAGCGTTATTCGGTTGCTGGAGCGAACAGAAACACCATCCGCTCCTTTGACCCATACGCGAGCTTTGACACTCTCAGCGAGCCTCACCGGCTCACCGTGAGGCACCATAACCACGCGAGACCCACAACCGCAACTAGCGATTAGAGTCAGCAATACGATCCAGCAACTTCTTTTTGAGGTCTGGATCTCGTTTTGCGTCTTCAACGGTGGGAGGTGTTTGAACGAAACCGGTCAACCACTTGAGCAGAGCGGTAACGATCTGTTCGATGAAATTCACTCGGGCTTTTTGTCAGCGTCTTTTGCGGCAATGAGACCAAAGCCAATGGTCACAGCCGCAATGGTCGCAGCGATATCCAAATTGGTTGTAGGATCACCATCAAACAATGCTTTAAGCGCACCGCCGACAGCGACGAGGATTGCGCCAACACCGGCAAGAGTAGTTTTCCAGTTCATTTTTTGAAGGATTTATACAGACCGATTGACGCTGCGACAAACGCTAAAACAGCGGCCCCAAGTTGGAACCACTCAGTTAATTGTGGAATGAATGAGACCGCACCAGCAGCGGCAGCGGTCGCCAGAGAGATTCCAACTCCGCTGCTGTTGTTAGTGTCGGTTTGCATCACTCGGATTTAGGTTGAGCAGCGTTGACGATTAGATCGACAAGCGGCAAAGCAACTTTGGCGTTTTGAATGCCTCCAGCTTTGACTGCAATGTCGATGAGTTGCAGCAAACCGTTGGCTTGTTCTTGGGTCAATTTGACTGTGATTTCCATATTAGGCGACGGGAACTTCAGCTACCGCAACGATCTCCGCAACTGGATTCCACGGCAACGGCAGCGTCACCACGGGCGGATCGATCTGATTCTCGATCTGCAACGAGACGTTCGCCTCAATAGCCGCTTGATCGACTCCGTTGCTGTAGCACCAACCAAGCACCTGTTCCTGCGTCAGGTCAGGATATGGCGTAAAGCTATCACTCGGCGGCGAGAACGACGTAGAGCCGTAGCAGGTGCCGCTGTATTGATCCTGAGTGCCGTTGCATCGCCAATCGGCGGTAATCACGACATCGGTGAGTGAGCCTTCGGTCGGTTTTACGAGAAGGCGTTCGATGATCCAGAGGATGGTAGGCATAATCGTTTAAATTAAGCGGCTGCGATTGTGGTGATGGTGCCAGAAGATCCACGGAACTTCAACGCGCCGGCTTCGACGTAGAGTTGGCCCATGCCAGCAGGGGAAGTGCTTGGAGCAGTAGCGTTTGCAAGACCTAATACGTTAGCAGCAGAGGTTCCAAATGTGGTAGCCCCCACGCCGACGTTGCCGACCGAGTCTACCGTGAGTCTGGCGGTGTTGTTAGTTGCGATGACAACCGGATAAGCTCCGCTGCTACCAATGCACAGCGAGTAAGGTGCGCCGTACAATCGACCACCGGCGGAGTTATCAACTCCAATAAAATAGTTGCCACCAGTGTTTGCGAAATTGATCGCAACAGAATTGGTTCCGGTAGTCGCTTCTAGCTTCAGGGCAGCATTATCTGGATTGGCTGACACAAACAATCCTCTTCCAGCCACAGTCAATTTCTCAACCGCACTCGCACCAATCCCCAACCCCGTAGAGTTGAGGGTCATTCGAGTGCCGGGACTGGCCGCTCCGTCGTACCAATCAAAAATACCAAGCGGAGAAATCTGCATCTGAGGAAGATCATTAGCGTGAATTCTCAGCGTATGATTACTATATCCACCCATGATAACAGTGGTTCCATCAGTACCAATGTAACCAGTGCGAGTGCCATTACCCGAAGTAATGAATGCGTCTCCACCAGCACCACCAACAACTGTTAGTTTGTTGTTGAAAGTCGGAGTCACAGTTCCGATACACACATCTTTAGTTGAACTAATGACTTTGAATGCATCGGTCGCCACCGTCAGATCGCCGGTGATGGTGGCGGAGCCAGCGGTGACGAGTCCCGAAACAGTGAATGCTCCAGTCGCAGTAGGAGACGATGAAAGAAGGTTGTTGAGCGTGACCTTCTTGCTCGTGCCACTCGCAGCCATCGACGTATCGCTCACATCGACAATGACCAGCGGATCAACAGCCGGATCGGTTGAGGTACTAATTGAGGCTAGTGCTGTAATCTTAGAATCGGCCATATGTCAAAAGGTTAATCTGTAATGAGTGAAAAAATAATTTTAGAACTGCCGTCTTCTTGGAGAACAAGCCCATCATCTTCTCTTAACATATCTCGCGTTATTGCGGGATAGATAATTTCTACAACATCATCAGATGTCGATAGGTTGAGAGACAATGTCAGTGTCATTTTACGCTCTGGCTAGATAAGCAATGACAGTTCCGCTAGTGAGTTGAAAACTAGTGATCCGTCCAACGATGGTGAATCCAGCAGGAATGGTTGTGCCAGTCCAAGTACCAGATATTCCTGTGCCGGTGATCGAAGTAAACACAGCAGCAGAAACGATCTGCAACGCAACGTATCCAGTTGACTGTAGGGCAGTAGTAGTGACCAGAGTAAAACCCTGAAGTCCCATTGAATCCTGCGTCGCGATATCGGTTTGAACGGCCATAAAATTGTTTTTCGGTTAAAGGGGAGGCTGTCAGCGTATCCAACAGCCTCCCCAGTTTTGGTTTGTTAACCCTTACGAATCTTCGGTGCTAAAGCTCCCTGTATCCACAGTACGAGTTTGCCTCCCTCGGGAACTGAAGCAGTGTTGAAGGCAGTGCGCTGGAGAGTCGCATCGACTTCGGGACCAGATATCAGCTTAGTTTTGCCGGTCTTGTCCACTGCTACGGTGGTTGCAATACGCATAATCTTAGGATTAAGCGGTGATCAGAACCTCAGCTTGCGTAGTATCCGCAGCAGCCGCTCCGAACATGATATCGTAAGAAGCCATATGAGCGCGGGTAGAGCGGGAATACCAGACAGTAAGCAACACAGACAGACCGTTGCTCAACTCGACAGTACGCTGCTCAACGAACTCACCAGCGATCATCCCAACCGGCAGACCGCTCGCAACCGCGATAGCGTCCTGACCGCAGACAAAACCAACAGTGTTAGCGATAGCACCAGTGTAATCGTTCTGCTCCAAGATGTTGTTGAAGCCAAAGAATCCGTTGTTCAACGGACCATAACGCGCATCAGGGAACGTATTCGCAGCAGCCGCAAACGAAATACGAGCCAAATGTCCACCATCCAACAGAAGCAACTTCTGACGGTAATTCTTAGCCAAAGCCAAGATTGCAGGGAGATCGCTAGAATCAAAGTTGGCAGCAGTACCAATAACAGTACCAGCACCAAACAGAGCGGCGGTCATCTGAGCAGTCACCTTCTTGCTAATACCAAGAGCAAAGATCTCAGCAGAACCCATCGCCAGATCGCTGATAGCAAAACCCTGATTCAGTTCCTGTTGAGTAACAGTAAAGGTCTTGGTGATCTGGTTAACAGTCACCGAGGTAGCTGCCAACGTGGAGTTGTTAGCAGCACTATCTTCAAAGTTAGTGGCGTTATCAACAGTCGCATCGCCAGCGGTAAACTTCTTGACCTGAACAGTAGCGCGGGGACGCAGGTTATCCAGACCAACATTGCGAGTAAAACCGCTGATCATCGCCAACTTAGCAGTGGCAACAGTGATAACCGCATCAGCAAGATAATCAACAACGAGACCAGCCGCGAACGTGTTGTTTTGAGGAGCCAGCATTGCGCCCTGACGCATCAACTCGCTGTGGTTCTCAATCAAGAAACGCTGACGCTCTGCACCAGCGCGGAGACTCTTGTGCTTCTCCAACAGCGGGTTGCCCAAGTTCACGATCACGGGACGAACCGGATCGGGAGCGGGAGCGGCGGTGGGCGACTTAATGGAAGCCTCCAAAGCGGAAAGCTTAGCCATAATAGTAGCGAGATCAACGGGAGCGGCAGGAGCAGCCGCAGCCGTCACAGTAGTAGCAGTGTCAGACATATGTGTGTCGGTGGTTTGTGTTGGTTGCGGCGTGGAGTCCACGCCAGAATCGTTGATGGTTTTTTCGCCATCAGTCGAAAGTGTTTTGTCTGTATTGGTATCAGACGGCTCTTCTAGTTGAGCAAAGAGTGCGGAGAACCAATCGCGTCCAGCAGCACCTCCCCAGAGGTTAGCCGCTACGTCCGCAGGAGTATTAGGTTCTCCTTCTAGGAAACGCTCATTGCGTCCCCACCAAGCGTTGGCTTTGCGGATCTTGTTTTCGGTGGGAGCCTCTCCTGCAACAAGCGATTTAGCATCGGCAACAGTTGCTGGCTCTAGACCGTCACCAGCAAGACCTTCCTCGTATTGCTCTAACCCACGGCGGAGGTTGTTTTTGACGGTCTCAGGAGCCGTCTTGGTAACAGCGCGAGGATGCCATTTAGCGGCCATAGCAAGCTGTTTGATAGGTTTGTCCACCAAGCCAAAAGCTAGAGCCTCAGCGGTTGTAAACCAAGTCTCTGCTTTCATTGCAGCGCGTATAGACTCAGCGGAGCGTCCGGTCTTCTTGTGATAGACTCCCACCAAAACTTCAGCGTGTTGATCGAGAGCCTCAGCCATCTTCCGCATATCCTCGGAAGTGCCGGAAGCCATTCCAGACGGATCGTGGATCATCATCAGAGCGGCATCAGCCATCTCGACGCGATCACCGGCAAGAGCAATGATTGACGCAATAGAAGCCGCAATGCCCACAACGCGAGTGGTTACCGGAGCTTTGCGACCGCGCAACTGGTTGTAGATCGACAAACCATCCCAGACATTACCGCCGGGAGAGTTGATCTCTACAAGCAGCGGACCGTTTCCAACTTCATTGAGAACATCGGAAAATTGCTTTGCGGATAGACCACTTCCGCCATACCAGTCTTCGCCAATCTGATCGAAGATCTGAACGGTAGCAGGATCACCGGCAGCGTTTGCCGGAGCGTAATAAAGCCAATCCGATTTCTTAGTGAAGCTCATTCGGTTTTCTTGGCTTTTGGTTTACGAGTCTTTTTGACGGTAGCGGTAATCTCTTCCTGCTCTACAACAACAGGTTGCGACCCACCTTCTGAAGGAGCGACTGGGGACGGAGATTCAGAAGAATCGTCTTCAATGTCAATAGCAGTTGCAACACTAGTTGCGGGACGCTCTTTTTGAATTACCGAAATCTCAGATACATCCACGCCGTATTTAGCAGCGAGTTGACGTACGAATAAAGCTTGTTGAGCTTTAGACTCTAAAGCAGAACGCCAATCAAGACCACGCGCACCATAGACCTCGTCAAAGGTTACAACGCCAGCTTCTAGCTCTGCCAGTTGAGCCGCAGAGTTACGCCCAACGTCAACATTAGGGGAGCGCGGAGCGGTAATTGACACTTCGTACCAATCGCTAGGAGCGTCGTTTAGCGTAGGATCGTTCTTGATCGCGTACTCCATCGCGTACTCGTAAATACGACGAGCCGCTGATGCCATGACTTGATGTCGAGAACGGAACCAAACAGACGACATATCTAGCGCACCGCGATAGACAGTTCCCTGCATTGACTCTGGGTAAACGAGAACGTAAGGGATGCCAACGCCAGCACAGACTTTCTCGGTCAATTGTCGCCAGTACTCACGCATATTGACACCGGGACGCTCGGTCGCGAACTGCTCGAAACTGTCACCGTTTTTCATCACCTTCACGCCAGATCCAAAGACCTGCTCGTAGTAATTCTCGGCGGTGTTTACGCTCGCTCCAGCAGTACCAGCGCGAAGGTTGCTGGCTTGGACTTCGCCGCTAACAGTCTTGACGATCTGAGCGACAGACGCACCAAGCTTGCAAGCCTCCATCTCCAGTTTTTGCAGATCATCGAGATCGTGCAGATCGTTAATCACTGCCGATACAAACGGGAGACCTCTAAGCTGACCGGGACGATTCGGTTCGTAGATATGGACAACCGAGTCAGAGGGAATGGAGCGAACATCAGTCAGGTTACCCTGAGTCTTTTCCGATCCAATAAAGTAGGAGATGGCTCGTCCAGTTCTTGGATCAAACCGGATGCCGTCAAAGACAGTCTCGTCCGCTTGCATCCCAACCGGAGTGGCGATTGATTGAGCTTCAATAAGCTGCAATCGAGGTTTGCCAGTGTCACCTTTGGTGAGCAACAAGAACGACTCGCCATCGTAGAACCAACCGCGAGCGGCTTGACCCATCAAAGTCGAGAACGACTGGCGAGAACCGATATCGGGATATCTAGACCAGACATCAAACCACTTCTTTGCTTTGAGATTCCACGCAGAATCACTAGAAGCTGGCTGAACCGAGAAGCTGGAGCCAACAGTGTAGCTCTCAAACAAGTCGCCAAGCCTATTCAGTACAGCGTTGTTTTGCTCAAAAAAGCGAGACTTGCGAACGATGGCTTGACGAGTCGAGCTAGTGACATCAAACCGCGCTGAAGTGTAGGAGGTATCGAGATACGAACGACGCAGCGAGTTTCCGGCTCCCTCGTATTTGTTAACGGGAGGAGGGAACAGCTTGTCCGCTATGTTTTGAAGGAATCCCATTAGCTCATTCGGGTTGTGGCTTCACGGCGGAATTGCGTGAAATCCGCATAATACCGAGTCGTTGAAACCAGAACGGCGGTCAGCATCTTGTTGTAAATCTGGAGATCGGTGGGACTAGGGATAGCGTCTCCAGCCAGAAGCGTCACAGCGTAATCGTAATCGGTTAGCAAAGATTCCCACATTTCCAGCATCTCGATTGGTGCTGCCGTACCCTTACCGGGTTCAGCGAACTCAACGGAAACGTCAGAGCTAGAAGTGCTGCGGACCACATTCCCGCTCTCCATTGAGTCAGCGGAAACAGTAAGCTTTGCCGTCAAAGCCTCAAGCAATGTCAAAGCAGCTTTGCTTGCGTAGGTAGTACGCAAGTATGACCGCTTAGTTGCTACCGTGTAAGTGAACACTTGCGCGGACTATCAACAGAGCCGCAAGTTTGTCAACCACTAGAATTTTCCGAGGTACTGGAAGTTAGGTCTCCCCACAACATAACCATAGCAAGTTGCATGATTTCACAGTCGTGCAAATGGTCAGGCCAACGAGTGTTTCGCTTGTACCACAAGTGTTTGATCCTGCCGGATCGGTTAGCGGTTGGTCGCAAAATGTGACTGTCCAGATGTTTCCAGTAGGTATCAGAATCGCTCGCAAAGGCTCCCTCAACCTCCAGCGGAGTGGGAAGACTACAGACGGTCCATTGATGCGTCTCGGTCCCCTTACGGAGCCGCTGCAACACCTCACGCATATGCTCGGTGTCAAAAACAAGCAGAGGCTGAACAGCGTCAGTACGCATCGAGGTTGAAGTTGTAATGCCAAAGGGATGGATGGAGCCGGTCTTGCTGGTAAATCTGGCTCCAGTCTCGCGTCCTTTCATCGGCAACCAGCCGATTAACATTGGCTTTCGCAGACCTCCCTCTGGTGGATAACGTAGACCGCAGGGATAGTTTATCGGGCTTGCGCTACTCTGCGAGAACTCCGCACAAGCATCGTACACCGCTTGCGTGTTATAACCGGAATCAACACCGACATCCATATCGTGGACGTTGTATTGGAGTTGTATCCTGCGGAGTGCGGCAAAGTCGTCAGCGTGACCGGCTCCAACAAGTCGGGAGTTGCCTTTGCTCCACTCGCGGCAAACCCACCACACGAACGGAGCAGCGGCTTGTACGTCAGCGGTGAGATAGCGTCTGGCTTCAGGGATTCCAGCGTCAGAGACAATCTCAACTCGGTCCTGTTGGGTCTGCTGATTTTCCCACGGTTCCGCCAACATTCCGTTGATAAATCCCTGCAATCCCATCATCGAGGATTTGGCCTCCAAGAACGCGACGGCAAGATTACCCCAAGTGCATTTGCGGTCTGGAGAGTAGAGAGACGACAGATGGTAGGATCTTACGCTCGGGAGACTGGCTTTATTTTCGGAGATCCACTTGCCGTGACGTAACCCTGCAACCTTTTGGCTGTCAGATATCTTCCCCTGACACAATTGGCAAACGTAGTGGGCGGTGGTACGGATGCGCTGCCAGTCGGGTCGTCCATCTTCAAGCTTCTCGTTTTCCCAAGTTACCTGTCGCCACTCCAACTTGATATGCTCTCGGCAGTATGGGCAGGGGATGTAATACCTCCGCTGGTCTCCTCTGAGATATCGCTGCCAGATCCTCCCCTCCGAGGTTGTTGGAGTGCTGGTGAAGAACGCTTTGGAGCTACTGAACGCTTTGAGTCGCTGCTCGGCAAGATCCAGAGCGTCAGCTTCCTTTGCGGTCGCATCAGCAAATTTATCCACCTCATCTGCAACCAAGATTCTGACGGGACGAGAGGCTAAATTTGCCGGTGAGTTGCTCCCTACAAACGTCAGAGTGCAGCGGTCGAATTGCTGCTCTAGATTGGTGATCTGGTCTTTGTCTGTCGGGAACCGCGCGATCATTGCCGGTGAGTCTTCCAGCATGGGCAACCAGCGCGACTTGGAGAAGCTACGAGCAAGATTCTCACTCGGCATCAACCACAACGCAGGAGACGGCTCTACGTCGATGGACCAAGCCAGACCAGCCATCAGTGTCGTTGTTTTGCTGGTTTGACTTCCCCAACACAGAGTAACCTCGGAGACCGCTGGATCTTTCCAAGATTCCAACGGTTCTCGGCAATATGGTCTGACCGCTGTACTAAAAGGTCCGGGATGCTCGGTCTGTCGTTGACTTAAAGTCAGATTGCTCTCAGCCCACTCAACAACAGATTGCCGTGGAGTCGGTCGCCATAACTGTCTGCGGAACTCTAGGATCTCAAGCTCTAGGTCTGTCATCAGAATAGTTGGTTCATCTTATATTGCATAGCGGTCGCCATATTGATTAACGCCATGCGATCTTTTATTCCGTTAACAAGACGGTCTTCCACCTTATGGTTTGCCACCCAAGACGCATTGCGGTTAAAGATCTCAACCATCATAACAATGTTGTCATCCAGCAGATGCAGCACTCCGTAGAACGGGAGCTTTGTGCGTCTGGTGACTTCAAGAGCCGCTTGGATCTTAGACCAAGAGATCATCCATTCGTTTCCAAATGTGGTCTGGAGCTTGTGGAGACCGTAGCTGCGAGTTTTAACCTCATAGATTCCGGTGATGATCCCTTTAGCCGGATCAAATATGAAGCCATCAATGCGGGACGGCTCTTGGTCTGATATCGACAGGAACTCCAAGCCGGTCTGACGCTCTATCGCTTTGATCGCGATTCTGTTTTGCCGCAGCGATTCGATACCGGCTGGCTTCTGGCAGTTTAAGATTTCCATTAAACCTTTTCTAGAACCGCTTTTTTGCCAGTGAAGTCTTCCCAACGTTTGACGATTACGTCGCAGTATTTGGGATCAAGTTCCATCAGACGGGCTTTGCGGCTAAGACGCTCGCAAGCGATTGCGGTTGTTCCTGAACCACCAAAAAGATCCAACACTACATCGTTCGGCTTACTGCTGTTGCCGATCTGGTATTCAAACAACTCAACCGGTTTCATTGTTGGATGTTCTCCGTTTCTGCTTGGTCTATTAAAATTAAGAACCGTTGTTTGACATCGATCTGATCCCCAATAGTGAGCCGCTCCCTCTTTCCAGCCATACAAGCATGGCTCATGCTTCCAGTGATAATCTTGGCGACCCATAACAAGACTGTTTTTGCTCCACACTAAGCATTGACGTATTTTCCAATCCACATTTTTTGCGGCTAATCTAAATGAGCACTCTGAATCTGGCTCTGCATACCAAATATAAAATACCGCCCCATCACGCATCACAAAGTTTGCTGTAGAATAAACGTCACTCAGGAACTGACGAAACTCAGTGTTTGTCATTGAGTCGTTTTCGATTGTTAAATGCTCCTTTGTTTTGCCTTCGTATGCTACGTTGTAAGGAGGATCGGTGATAAGGAGGTCTGCTAAATCATCTCCCATTAACCGTTTTGCGCTGTCAATGTTAGTGGAATCTCCGCACATCAGCCGGTGGTTTCCTAGAACCCAAATGTCTCCGAGCTTAGTGACTGGCTCAACGGGAGGTTCTGGGGTTTCATCTGGATCGGTTTGTCCCTCGATGATTTCCGAGTTCAAGAGAGCATTGAGTTCGTCATCTGAGAATCCGGTCAGATCGGTATTGAATCCTTCCTCTTGCAGAGTGAGCAACTCGGCTTTCAGCATCTCATCGTCCCATCCAGCGTTGAGAGCCAACTTGTTGTCAGCGATCACATAAGCCCTAATCTGTGATGGGCTTAAGTGTCCAAGACGCAGACACGGGACTTCCGTTAGTCCAACTTTCTTGGCAGCCATCACTCGACCGTGACCGGCAATGATGGTCCCGTTGGAATCAATGAGAACTGGATTGGTAAATCCAAACTCACGAATTGAGGCTGCGATTTGAGTTACTTGCTCGTCGGAGTGTGTTCTGGAGTTGCGAGCGTAAGGGATAAGACTGGAGACCAGCAGCAGTTCAATTTGATTCATTTCCAAGGATCGGTTAGGTGCAGAGTTTTGAGACATACTTCTTGGACCCAACGCTCTAGTTCACGCTCGGCGTGTTCTGGGTCGTGGGGAGCAATTCGGCCAGCGAGTTGCTTGGGCATTGATTTTAACAGTTGAGCGACCGCTCCATCGTGATCTTGCATCACCTTCTTGACCCAAGATCCAGAGACCATTGTTCGCTCCTTCTCGGCTAACGCGATTACATCTTGCCGCGCGTTGATCAGATTCTTTGCGGCAGATGCGTGAACCGTGACCATACGTCCAGCGTCCATCGTCTTGTTGCGTAAGGCTTGGACCGCGAGACCATACGACGCTCGCTCAATCTGCTTCTGCCGCTCGTAAGCTCCCGCTGGCGTGTCCAGAGTTACGAGTGATGCATTGACCGCAGTTGCGGCTTCAGGAGGTCTGTATGGTCCTTCTGTGATCGATTGCGCGGCTTCATTGAAGACAGCTTCCTGCTGGTTGATTGCGGCCATCCGCTGAAGAGTCGATGGTCTACCGCCAATCCCTTTGCGCGATCCTCTCCAAGCGTCTGCTTCTTCTGGGGAGGTTAACGGCATCCCTGCTGCGGTGAGTTGCGAGACTCTGCCTTTGGTTAAACCGCTGTGCTTGACGTACTCGGTTTGAGTCATCGCAATTGGATCGGGAGGTTCTCGGGCTTCATCTTGACCAGTTCTTCAAGACCTCGGGTAACGGTTTTGTAAACCGATTTCTTGGGATCGGGAGCGTAGAACATCGCCACTTGGTCGATGGTGAACGATCCGCTTTTGATTCGGTCCAAATGCCACTTGAGCGTTGAGTGTCCAATGTTAAGGAGTAGGTAGTCGGTAGCTAGTGACATAAGTTTGTACTACAATAGCAAGTTCGCTCGCGCAAGATGATCGGTCCCGCGCGATCACC